CCTGATAAGCAGGTAGCTGTCTGTAGTCATAGATTTGATACGTTTCAGCTAAATCACAAATCAAAGCATCCTCATCTGTCTGAATCATTCTAGAGAGGGCTACTATTTTTTTACTGACTGAGATTCAAAGATATCTGTGATTTCTTTCATCAGCTTGTCAGTTGATACCATTCCATCTTCGTCTCTGACATGGTTTTTCAAGTCTTCCGCTTGTTCTCCCAAAAGCAATTTCAAGAGTTTTGGTACTAACAGAGGATTGCTATCGATTTCAGCTAAAACCTCAAGGACTTCATAGTTTTCCATTCGCTTTTGACTAATGTCAAACTCAAAACCTGTTGAAGTAGTCCCTTTAAATGATTTAATTTCAGACATGTATTATTCTCCTTTGATGTATTCGTAGTGAGTATCTCCATCAGAGTTTGGAAATGCTGTAAGTGTTGTTTGATAGCCAACAGTCTCAGCATCCTTGTAAGAGATAGTGCCGATTGATGTAACCTTACCTTGAGGAATTACAATCCGCTTAAATGTACCATCTTTCAAGATCATATCAACCACCACACAATGACTAGCAAGTTCTTTCGAATTAGCCTTAATAGTGATACCTGTTTTAAGATCTCCAGATACATTGTCAGCTCCGTAGATTTCTTTTAACACATTTAGATTCAATGCTTCGATCAAAGTGTAGTTAAAAGTATCAGGTTTTTCTGTCAGTGAAGAGTGCACGATGTCACCGCCCCAAGCCTTCACATTTTCAGATTGAGGAGAGTTTTCATTTTCCAATCCATCTTCTGAAATATACCCAAGCGATACAAATTTCTTGTCCAATGCTGTAGTCGCATCTGTAGGCAATGCTGTACCAGCTGGCGCCGAATAAATTGCTCCGCCCACTTTAGGCTTAGCAGTCGTCACAAATGATGACGAAGTTGTTGATGTTGCTTGTGTTGTCTGAGCTTCTGTTCCCATTCCATTCTCCATTTCTTAAAAATAATTAATATCAAATACCGCTTGATAACGATATTTTTTAGTTCCAGTATCTGTAAAGTTGTAGTCGCTATTCAGATGAATTCCGCTGATTTCATTCAGCTCGATCATGTCATAAATGACTTGTTTAACTTTCTCGTTTAATTCAGCAGCTTTTTGCAAGCTACTTGCATAACTTTGAAAAGCAAATGTGGCAGATTTTGCGTAATTCTTATTAGCTCCTCTAGTTTTTTCCACAATGACAAATTCTTTCGGCATTGTCGTCTCATGCTCAAAAAATGACGGAACAGACAAATGACCGTCAAGATATTTTTTAACTATAATCTCAATCATTTATCTCACCGCCTTCAAGAGAGTATTGTTTTTTAAGTTGTCCTTTTTGGCTTTTCTGGTTTTAGCTGATACAGAGGCATTAGCACGATTCTTACCAACATGGATATCTTTTACATACCCATCACCGCACCTATCTTGTATGTCTGATGCATATTGAGAAAGGACCTTCTGCATAGGACCTGATTTCATTAATTCAGATACTCCAGCACGGTTTAACTTAAAATCCGAATTACCCATAGCGCTCCACCATCACTTTCTTATTCCAGCTCAAAGGAATCATTTCCTCAATGCCTTCCAGTGGAATCCCAAAAGTTTTCCAACGCTTGCCAAAAAATAAAACTTCTTTATTCTCCCAATCATGAGTATCACCTTTCGGAATAGCTAGAGTGTATTCTGCCTTTCTTCCAGTCAAGTTCATTTGACTCGTAACATCATCGGTTGAAGTAGGAGAAATGAGGACATTATCCACTTGAGTTTCAATCTCCTCAAAAATGGGATGACCGAAGTCATCCCTCCCTTTTTCTTTGGTCTCGATAAGAGTAACTGTAATTCCTTTAATTCGTCCCATAAAGTTCAATCACCCCATATCTTTGCTTTTTCAAGCCCAAGCGCTTCAACTCCGAATCCTTGATAAAGAGTCCCCCACCAGGAACCAAATAAGAACCACTAAAGGAATATCCCATAGCTGACTCAGCCATCTGAGTCATTGGCTCCTGATCCGTTGAGGTCATCAAGGTACGAGCTACCACATCTACAGTTACAGATTTCACGACACTTGAATAAGATGGGCTTTCAGCTACCATCTTATCCAAATCCTTGCTGACTTTCTTAGCTTCCTCACGAAGAGAGTCTGACACTATTGACAACAGTGCCTCTGCTCTCTTTCGTTCATCAAATTTCAAGGAACGCCACAAAGTTTCAAGGTCTTCTACTGTTGCAAATGTTGTCATTTTAACTACCCTTCATGTTGTTCTAAAAGAGCAAGCAAGTCAGCTTTCTTAGCTCCTTTGTCGTATTCAACGCCCAACTCATCTAAGCGGGATTTAATTTGTGAGACAGTCAGATCTCCCTGACTGTCTGCTGCTTCTTGCGAATCCACATTTTTTGTCAGTTGATCAGCTGGAACCCAATCTCCAGCCAATTTACTGTCTGTTTCAATTGTTACTAAGGTTTCTTTGTTAATATATTCCATATTAAGCCTCCACACGAGCAAATGCCTGTTCGTCAAGAATTCCCCAGCCCACATACACTTCTGTACGTAAACAAACTTCGCGATAGCGTTTCAAGTCACGGCCTGCACCGTCTGGATCACCGTATTTAATGATTTCAAGAGGAATTTCATCTGCATATCCCCATTTTACAGCATTTTCAAAATCACCAACGATAACATGGTCTTTTTTAGCTGAGTTTGCAACAGTTGTCAATGTTTTATTGACATCTGACTTCATTCCATAAAATGAATCTGGGTTTTGACCAAAACGGTATTCAGGATATTGGACTACCCCGTTTACCTTGATTTTTCCAAGTGCAGCCCCTGCAGCTGGAGACAATGCGATTCCATTTACTTCACAATCATTTGCAGTTACAGTTGCAACAGCAGCATCAATATTTTCATCAATTTTATCTGCTTCATATGTCACTACATTTCCTGTAATCAAACCATCAAATGAGTTTGTGGTTTTGAAAGAAGCATCTGTCATTGATTTTGGTTCAAGGCCATGGAATGAAGCGATATCAATTGCTTGTGCTACTTTCTTAGACAACCCATCAATAAAAGATTTGAGGTAAGATAATTGTTTTTCTTCTGAGCAATGTACAAATTCCTCAGATACCCGTGCTTGATAAGTAATCAAAATAGGTTTGATTACTTTCGGTTTCATAGTTGCACTTCCAGCACTTGAAGGACTGCCTTCACCTACAATTTCAGCATTTCCTTCGAGATTGAATACAAATGTTTCAGTTCCAGAAAATGGAATAGGTTCTTGAGTAGTAAGCTTTGCAAGAGTGGAATGACCCTTTACCTTACTAAAAATATCTTGTACTGTTTCGACTGGGAATAGATCCCCTGTTTGTAGCGTTGCCATAAATTATTCTCCTCTCATTTTATGCAACATTCCTTTTAATGCTGCGTCTTTGTCATCGATTGAGCTAGGCTCATTTGTTCCGAGCGGATAACCTGGTTGAGATTTCTTCATAAACCCAGCCAAGCGCTCTGCATCAGCTTTGAAGCTTTCTTCATCATTTCCCTGCAAACGGTCTGCAAGGTCGTAAGGCAATCCATGTTGCAAAGCAATCCGAGTCCGTAGGCTTGCTGTCTCATAACCAGCGATTTGCTTCTGCATTTCTTCAAGTTGCTTATCCGAATCCGCCTTACTTTGATTACTAGCTTCAATTGTCGACTTCAAGCCAACATTTTCTTCTTCCAATTCGGTCACACGAGATTTAAGCTGATCATAGTCTCCATACTTCTCTTTTTCACGAGATAAGCGGGCCTTAATGGCAGCATCAAATTCTTCTTGTGTTGTGATTGGTTTAAATTCTGACATTCTCATGTCTCCTTTCTCCTGCTTCCCCGGCAGTTCGGTAATTTTTAAGCATCAAAAAAAGCAGCCATAAGACTGCTTATTTTAATAACTGATTTTTTGCTTTTTCTTAGGCTTAGCTGTAGCACAGGCCCAATGCGCAAGCAAAGCGCTATCCATCAAAGAAATATCCATATCGTCAAAGTGCGATCGATAGCCAAAGCCACCATTCGAGCCAATATTACGCTTGTCGCAGTTAGTGGCTACTTTAGACAATGAAGGTTGACCAGCGTGACAGATGGTCTTCTGGTAAATCCCCTGTTCCCAAAGAGCATTGGCAACGATGATTTCTTTCACCGTTGGTAGAATCACGTTCTTGATTCTGTAGTCCTTCAACTCTTCGTCCAGGATCTTTTGCCCACTAGCTCCATCAACTACGATTTGAGCTACATCTGCTTGACGCAAGAAAGCAACCATCCACTCATTACCATTACGAACAGACTGACAATCAACTGTCTCAATAAAGAAACGGCCATCCTTGGTCCGTGCAGCAATACTCAATGCCACGTTCGTTCCATCTTGACCGTACTTAATACCAACAGACAGCTTGCCAGATAATTCTGGAATATCGTCCACCTTGAGCTCATTCCACTCAGTTTCAGAAATAGCAGATTTCTGGTTGTAAGTCGGCCAAAATCCCAAACGTTGGATATTATGGTCCAGTTTATCCTCACCAAGCTCTGCTTCAATCTTACGCTCATTTAAGTGGTAGCCCATGGATGGATTGGAATTATACCAAGCCTCCACATCATCAATCTCCTTTTCATCGGAGACTGACCATTCAGCCCAGCCAGAATACTTCCCTTTCCCAAAAAGACAAGTCTCACGATACTTAGTAAAGACCGTACCACTTGATACAGGTGTCGGAGGTGTTCCACACATGATTGTGATAGGATTTTCACTATCTGTAACCGTGTATTTCAAAGCAGATTCTTGCTCGGTCGTGTACTCCTGAGCCTCGTCAATAATCAGCATATCAAACCCTTCACCAAGACCACCATTTGATGTTCTGGTACGGAATTGGACAACACCACCTGTTGAATAAAGTTCGATCCGCTCCTGCCCCTTTGCCCTAATAGAA